CATCCCGTACTACCAACAAGTACGTGCCAATCTACATGGGCCAAGAGGTGGACGATTCTCGTATCCCAGAGCGCGTCTATATTCAAAACGACCTTACTGGTCGCAACACATTTCCGTCGTATGCTCAGACCTACGACATTGTCCTCTATCAGGGCAACAGCTACTCAGCTACATTTGACTTCCCCTTTGATATCACGGGCTTGGAGTTTGCGGCACAGATTCGCACATATCCAAACGCACCTTCTATTTACGCTAACTTTGAAGTTACCGTCGTCTCTGCATCTAGTAGTTTGAGTACTATCCAACTATCACTTGAAGTTGCTGACACAGCTTATCTTCCACCACGTGGATTCTGGGACCTTCGAGCTACCAGCACTGCTGACTCAACCTATGCTCAGACCTACATTAAGGGTCAAGTGTTTACGACCCAAGGAGTCACAGACTCATCTGGAGCGATGGACGGAAGTTGGTAGACCTTGACTACTAACTGTTCATCTTGTAACTGCCACCCCTGCGTATGCGGGGTTACGGTAACCCCACAAACCCCGATTGTTGTTCACGTCACCCCCGAGCAGGGTGGAGCCCGAGGCCTACAAGGCGTACAGGGGCCACTCGGACTTCAAGGCCCTCAAGGCCTTCAGGGAACCTCTGGGGTTGCTGGCAACCTGTCTTACCATTATCACCAAGCCACCTCATCATCTAGCTGGACAATAATCCACAATTTAGGGTATAACCCTAACGTTACAGTTCAAGATTCTGCTGGTACCATAGTTGAAGGCGAAATCACGTACACTAATACAAACTCACTCACGGTCTCATTTTCGTCAGCTTTTAGCGGAGACGCTTACCTATCTTAAGGCCTGAGGAGGCAAATACATGGCACGTAAGTTCCTAACCCCGATTAACTTAACGCAGCTCGAGCTGCAGAACGCTGCCATTCAAAATTTGGCAACGGCACCATCAAGTCCAGTAGCTGGTCAAATTTACTTTGACACGGCACTTGGATATCTACGCACATGGAATGGCACCGCATGGCTTAACGCATCTGCGGGTGCTCAAGGTACGCAGGGAACACAAGGCGTACAAGGCACACAGGGAATTCAAGGCACCCAGGGCATCCAGGGACCTCAAGGTACTCAAGGTGTGCAAGGTACTCAAGGTACTCAAGGTGTTCAGGGAACCACTGGTATCCAAGGTACTCAGGGTACTCAGGGTGTACAGGGTACAACTGGTTTGCAAGGAACTCAGGGCACCCAGGGTGTTCAGGGAACACAGGGTACACAAGGTCTTCAAGGTATCCAAGGCATCACTGGTGCGCAAGGTACTACAGGAACCCAAGGTACACAGGGTATCCAAGGCATTCAAGGTACTCAGGGCGTACAGGGCTTACAGGGTATTCAGGGTGTCAACGCTGGTATCACCGCAGTTGGTTCAGGTCTTACCCTAACAACAGGTACTCTTGCTGTTGATACATCTGTTATTGCAACAAAGTCTTACGTAGACGCAACAGCACAAGGACTGTTTGTTCTTGGTTCTGTTCGTGCGGCTTCAACAGCCAACATCGCTACTCTATCAACAACTACATCTGTTGATGGCGTCACCCTTGCTACTAACGACCGCGTATTGGTCAAGAATCAAACCACCGCTACTCAAAACGGTATTTATATCTTTAATGGTAGTGGTTTGTTCTTGTCAACAAATGCTTCAGACACGGCTCTCAAAGAGGGTTCATACGCATTTGTAGAAGAGGGTACCCAGGGAACCCGCGGCTTTATTATCACCGCTTACTCTGCTGGCTCCTCTACATGGACCCAGTTCTCAGCAGCTGGTGAATATACTGCAGGAAACGGTATCACCATCACTGGTGCTTCTATTGCTGCAAACTACGGTGCTGGTCTTACTCTTTCAGGCTCACAGCTTGTTGTCGATACCTCTAAGGTAGTCGAAAAGTATTCAGTGACCATCGGTGACGGCTCAACTACATCGTTCACTATTACGCACAACTTAAACAGCCAGGACGCTAAAGTAACTGTCCGTGACTCATCCACAAACGCTGAAGTTGTTACAGATGTGGTTTATGCCACCTCTAACACGGTAACAATTAGCTTTGCAGTTGCGCCGTCTTCAAACGCTTATCGCGTTGTAGTACACGCTTAATCTAGGAGCGAGTAATGTCTCGTAAGTTTGTTGTACCTATAGGGTTGCTAGCTTTAGCTAGTGACCCTGCTGGTACTGAAGCTGGAGACGCTTACTACAGCACAACATTAAATGCTATTAAGACATTTGATGGAACTAACTGGACTGCACAATCAAGTACAACTTTAGCTGACCTTGATGGGGGAAATGCTACCTCTAACTACGGCGGCATTACTTCTATTAATGCTGGCACAGCGACGGGATGAGGATAAAATAACCTAATGGCTATTCAAATTCAGCTTCGCCGCGACACAGCTGCCAACTGGACGTCTGCAAATCCTACTTTAGCTAGCGGTGAGCTTGGCCTAGAAACAGATACAGGTAAGTTTAAGGTTGGTAACGGTTCTTCTAACTGGACATCTCTTACTTATGCTTCAGGTATTCAGGGTATTCAAGGACTGCAGGGTCCTCAAGGTACTCAAGGCAATAACGGTACCCAAGGTACAATAGGCATGCAGGGTACGACAGGTACTCAAGGATTTAACGGCATTCAAGGTATTACTGGTGCACAGGGCACCCAAGGTACTCAAGGAGTTCAGGGCAACCAAGGAACTCAGGGTGTACAAGGAATCCAGGGTGTACAAGGAACACAAGGTATCCAAGTTCAAGGTACTCAAGGTATTCAAGGCGTACAAGGTAACCAAGGAACCACAGGTATCCAGGGAACTACTGGTACTCAAGGACTTACTGGTACACAAGGTGCGGTAGGAACTCAGGGAGCAACTGGTACACAAGGATTTACGGGAAGCCAAGGAATCACGGGTACCCAAGGACTTACAGGAACGCAAGGAACACAGGGTGTTCAGGGCGTTCAAGGACCTCAGGGTACGCAAGGCATTCAAGGTAACCAAGGAGTTCAGGGCCCACAAGGAACTACGGGTATCCAAGGTCTACAGGGTCTGCAGGGAACTCAAGGATTTACTGGCGCACAAGGAACTACAGGTACCCAAGGTACGACGGGAACTCAAGGCTTCACGGGAACTCAAGGCGCTGTAGGTTCACAAGGTACTACTGGTACGCAAGGCACACAGGGCACGCAGGGCCTACAAGGTATTCAGGGACCTCAGGGTACTCAAGGTCTGCAAGGTGTTGCGGGTGACCACTACAGCACGTCCTCTACAACCTCATTTACTCTTACCTCTGGTGGAACAACAACAATCACCATTGCACAAAATTATCAATACTCCACGGGCCAAAACATTGTGGTTGCTTACGACGCAACGCATATTGTCTACGGAACAGTTACATCCTATACACCATCTACTGGTTCATTAACATTTACGAACGACCGCATCGTTGGTACAGGAACATTTGCTACTTGGTCAGTCAACCTTGATGGTGCTGTCGGTATTCAAGGCGTTGTTGGTCCACAGGGTACAACAGGAACACAAGGTACAACTGGTACTCAGGGAACCACAGGAACTCAAGGACTAACGGGTCTACAAGGACTTACAGGTTCGCAAGGCACAACAGGAACACAAGGTGCCACAGGAACACAGGGTCTTGTAGGAACACAGGGAACAATTGGAAGCCAAGGCATTCAAGGAACCCAAGGCGTTCAAGGATTACTTGGTACTCAAGGATTGCAGGGTGTACAAGGTACACAAGGCATTCAAGTACAGGGCACAACTGGTACTCAGGGCTTGAATGGTACGCAAGGCGTCCAGGGTATTCAAGGCTCTTACCCTACAGATTACTCGGCGCTGACCTTAGTATTTGGTGGGCTCTAACGAACCCAGCACATCCCTACATCTGCGGTAGGGCGTAACCTAGCTTCTTTCCACGCGCCTTCTTCCCAATAAGGCGCTGCCTCTAAAAGCCATTCAGCAAAGTTAAATGTTGCTATGTCATGCCAATGTGTTTCGTATGGCTCCCGCAAATGCTGCAGAATGAACTGAGGGGCAACTTCTGTATATCCCAAATCAGCTAAGTACTTTATCTGCTTCTGATGCTCGTCTAACGTAGCGTCTGTCCATTCAAAAGTAAGCGTGCCGTACTTTTTAGTCATGCCCTTAAACACCGACCACTCAGCACCTTCAACATCAATCTTAATAAGGTCTGGCTTGCCGTACTCTAGCGCCAAGTCATCTATCGTAATAGTTCTAGCTTGAACTGTGCGATAGGGCTTACCTGCATACGGCAGTCTCTCATCTGTTAGCCAATCTTTATTCATTGTAGATAGGCCATCTTCTTCTGCTTCGTAGAACTCAATCACTTGGTCAGCTGTATCAGAAACAGCAAAGCGCAACGGCACTACGTTGGGGTTATAGATAAAGTTACAGACCAACTGCTTAAACACTCTGGGCGCTGCTTCTACGGCAATAACCTTATAGCCCTTTTCAAGACCAGCTACGACGGCATCCCCGCGGTTAGCTCCTATATCAAATAGAATCATCCTTTAATCCTTTTTAGGTTATCTTCAATAGAGGACCTGTAGTTATCAGGCAAAGGTCTCATCAGTAGAAGCTCAAAGAGTTCTATAGACTCTTCACGGCGGCCAATCCACCAACCGCTAACAGCCATCTCATATTGAAGCCCAAGAACGCCTGGGTAATCCAACAGCGAGTTAGGTTTATCAGATATTAGGGACGCAACGTTCATTCCCATGGAAGCCCAGGTATAGCATTCTTGCCAGTTACCTTGGCGCTCGTAGAACCGAGCCATAAGGAAGTAGCCCTCTTCTCGAGAAGGGTCTACCGTGATGGCTTGAAGGATACAGTTGCTAACGGAATGGATGCGGTCGTTCTGGTTTTCAAAACAAATGGACATTCGAAGCAAAGATTCATAAACCAAATCAACGTGGGAGTCAAGACCGTACTCTGCCGTGCGTAGATAAAAGGAAACTGCCGAGGCTGTTTGTCCACGGCTGTCGTACTCCTTGGCACAATCAAAGTTCAGCTCAGGATTAAATGGGTCGCTGGATAGCTTGACTACTAGCGCTTCAATTCCCATATGAGAGTGCATCCATAATCATGTCCTCTACCAAAGCCTTTGGTGTTCGAAGCACAAAGGCGGCATTGTCTTGGAATCCAAAACTAATAAGCAGGTCGCCATTATGTACGGCGGCTCCAGCAGCAAACTCAATACGGGCATCTAAGAATGAGAAAGCCTCAGGGCTGAGTCCTACTAAGTTGAACTGGTCATCCCACACGCATAGGCGGTGGCGATAGATGCCATCCTTTTGCTGCAGGTAGTTCTTAAACAAGTTGACCTCATGGACAACGCCAATGTACATGTTGCCCCAGCGAACAATCTGAGAACCACCTCTCTGGTCTGCTGGCGGTTGGATTCCCTGAGCCACAACAATCTGGTCACAGCGTGGAGGCAAGTCTGGGTAAGTCCTAACTACCTCGGTGGGAGATGTCCACTTAATAAAGTGATAAGGCTTGTCAAGAATAGGCATCCAGTTCTTCTCGCAGTACGGGTTGTTGTCACCTGGAGCTGGTATACGAAGTCGGGAAATCTCTTTAGCTGTCCACGTAGATTTATCCAGCTCTACTTCCGATAACTCCATGCGACCTTCGCCATGAGTTGTGGTGTCTCTACGAACTCCGATGACGTAGTAGTGACCCTCCCACTGAACAAGGCGGCAATCCTCCTCGCCCGTAAACTCCCAGACAGGTGGAACATCCAAGAGGCTTGTGTCGATGAGAGTGTGGTCAGTCATCACCAAGTGTTCGTTTAATCGGCATAAGTAATTCGTTGTAGCTAAGCGCTGGTCTTTCTCAGGGTGCAGGTAAGAGAGCGGTCCCCAGCGACTAGGGAATTGTTGGGTGTTCTCAGAGTGGTAGAGGGTGTAGTTAACGTGGCGAAGTACGCACATGATGTCCCCGTCTTCATCTATAAAGATGGAGGGATTCATTAAACCTGTGCCCGAAGTCAGGCCCTTTGAGATAACAAGCGGAGCTAGCTTGCCCCCGTGGTATACCGACTTTTGCACCAAATTCATAAGCACAGTGTAGCAGGTTCAAATGCCGTACCCTATAAGGATGCGTGGAGTAAACCCTGGCGGCCGCTTTGACATCAACTTTGAGACTGATGCCATTCTAGACGGCATTGAGTCAGACATGACTAAGGTGACGGGAACAACCGTCCAGTGGTGGGTCTTTGACCGCGAGGCTACTCAAATTGACCCTATCTACGATGTCGGTTCTATCGACGGTGGTCGTATGTGGAAGGGCCCCTTTACGCTTCCAGTCATCAAGGCGCTTGTTGTCCAAGGCACAGTTAACGAAGACCCACGAGGCTTCTACAATGCCGAGAGTGTTCACTTCCTCTTGGATGCCGAAGACACTGAAAAGATTTACCCAGACGTCTTTAATAACCCAGAGCTGCAAGACCGTAGCCGCCTTGTCTGGAAGAACGTTGTCTATCGCCCACACAAGGTGCAGCCTCGAGCCATTATTGCTGACCGCTACACCCTCCTCTTTGTCGAATGCTTGCAGGTCATGCCAGAAGAAATGGTCAACGACAGCCAGTTTGCACAGTACGCCAGCCCTGTCCCTGATACTTTTGAGGAGCTGAGCTGATGCCCTTTAAGTCCAAACAGCAAGAAAAATGGATGTGGGCAACACACCCTCAGATGGCCAAGCAGTGGGAAGAACATACTCCTAACCGAGAAGTGCTCCCTAAAAGAGTTAGTAAGAAAACCACCAACAAGAAAGCCAGAGGCAAGTAATGGCATTAACCCATTCCGTTGTTACGCTTAACAGCTCAACAGCAACAGCTCTTAACACTGATGCAGTTGTAACTACATCTATTGAACCACGTAACAAGTGGCAGTATGGAACCGTTTCTATTCAGAATACAGACGGAACTATTACCGTATACCTTGGAGCTTCTAACGTTAGTTCAACTTCATATGGGGTCCAGCTTGTTGCTGGTGCTTCAGTAACCCTAGACAGCCTTGGACCTGAGGAGGTGGTCTACGCAATTGCTGCGTCTGGCAGCCCTAAGGTTGCAGTGCTGATGGTTACCTCTGCATGAGTATTCGAATAACCAAAAAAGGAGTGCGTATTTCACTCTCCTCAACTTCAACAAAAAAGTCTACAATCACTGTTAAGAACCCCTAGGGAGTAGAAAATGGCAAAAGCAAAGCTGGGCTCAGGAGCCCGTTTCAAAGCAATAGAAGAAAAGGCCAAAAAGTCTGGCGCCAAGAATCCAGCGGCTGTAGCTGCTGCGGCTGGCGATAAGAAGTATGGCGTCAAGAAAATGGCCAAATTGGCCGCTAAAGGAAAGAAGGACAAATAATGTGCATGGCATGTGGTTGTGGTAAGAAAAAGGGCGAAGCTGGCTACGGCAAGGGCCCAAAGTCCAAGAAGGCAGATGCTAAGAAGTCAGCTATGCCTAAGATGGCTATGAAGAAAATGGGTAAGAAGAAGTAAATGGCGGCTAAGCGACTTACCGCTAAAGAAGACGCAAAAGCGGATAAGAAGTTCATGAAGGGCATGACCCCCAAGCAAAAGGCAGCTTTTGAAAAGGCTGACAAGAAGATGGATGCTAAGAAGCCATCTGCTAATGAAGACGCCAAAATGGACAAGGCGTTAGCCAAGAAGGTTAAGAAGTCTAAGTAAGGCTTAGCCCCCGAAAGGGGGCTTTGTCATTTATCCTTAAAGTAGTTCCCGTGCGGGAGCCACAGCTTTACCCCTGCGAAACACCCCCTGCGTCCATTAGGAGTTACGATGGCTAACATATCGTCAGCTGACAAAGATGACTTTGAGAACAGCATCTTTCAAAACCTGCCAAGCGCACGGGATAATCGTAATAACTTTTTAATGGTCACAGCGGCTGTATTGCTGGGGAAGAAGCGTAAGTGACCAGCTTCGACGAGATTCCAACTGAAGTAACCGAGCGGGCTGTAAGTACCCTCACTGCTTCCTTTCGCCAATTTGCTGTAAAGCTAGGTTGGCCTTCGTCTGCCGCCAACGCAGTCAGCATCAAGATTACTGCTGATGGCGCGGAATATGACATCCAGCCTTCAGCCCAAACTCAAGTCGATAACCTTGAGTACGGAGACGGTACCCGCCCACCTATGCGTGCCATGTTTAACTTTGCCCCCATCCTCAATGATGTCCTGACTGATGCACTCAATGATGCGTACAGCGACTCCTTGTTTGGAAGCGGGGTCTTCTAATGTTTATCCTCCGTGAAGACGCTGCTCTAAAATCTTGGTGCTCAGGCATCAAGGTCTCTGACGGCAAGAGCTCTATGCGACCAGTTCAAGTTTGGTACACCCTGCCTGACGTAGAAATCCGTAGTCAGTCGTATCCATATATCATCCTTGACTTAGTGGATATCCGCCAATCCAGCGAGCGCCAAGCATCTGGCCTTATCTATGACGCGGATTTTGGTGGAACTATTGCTCCTACCGACGGAACCATATATACATATGAGTATCCAGTGGCGTATGACCTTTACTATCAAATCACTACCTATGCGCGTAACCCACGTCACGACCGCGCTATCCTGAATGCTTTTATGAAGTACCTCACTCCAGGAAAGTATGGTCACTTGCCCTTGCCAAATGATTACGGCACAGACAGTAGCAACACTACCTACGAGTGGCGACACATGTTTGTGGAAGGCTTCGTAAAGCGCGACACTGTTGAAGATGACCGTCGCTTATTTAGAAACACAATAACTGTTCGCGTACTTACTGAGCTTACTCAGGAAGCCGCAAGCAACGCCCTGTACGAAGTACAGACGGTGGACATTACGACAAACACCTCGAGCATCCCTTCGTCCTACACACCGCTGCAATAAACGGCCCCAACCGAATAACCAACTAAGGAGATAACAATGGCAACATACCTACGGCCAGGTGTCTATGTTCAGGAAACCCTGAACGCAGTTCCACCTTCAGCTGGAGCCACCTCCACAACTTATGGTGCTTTTATTGGCGCCATCAACCGTGGGCCGCTCACACCTACATTAATTAGCCGCTGGTCAGATTTTGTAAACTATTACGGAAACTGGGCTGGCGACACCACAGATACCTTGCGCTTTGCAGTGCGCTCATTCCTCGTTGACAACAACGGCGGAACTTGTGTTATTCAGCGCGTAGCAGGTACTGGCGGAGCAACAGCAACTGCTACTGTCTATGACAGTTCGGGTGCTGGCGGAACCGCTGGTTCTACAGGTACCTTGACAGTTAGCGCTGCTAACTTAGGCGCATGGGGCAACTCAATATCCTTTGATATTGTAAAGACCTCTGCTACCGCTACAACTTTTAACATCGTTGTTTACCTCAACGGCGTTATTGTTGAAACTTGGGCTGACCTATCAATGGTCAAGACCAACGGACGTTACGCAATCAACATTGTAAATAGTGGCTCTATCTACATCACTTTGGCTGATTTAAATGACTCAGCTACAGCGCCAACAAACGTTCCAGCTTCAGTTACAGGACAACCACTTTCAAGCGGCGCTGACGCTACTGGCGGACAAACCCACTCTGACGTTGCAGCGGCTATTTCTAGCTTTGACACCGTCACCAATTCTTTGGTTCTTAACGCTCCAGGAGTTACAGAAGCTACCTACGTCAACGCTCTTTTGACCTACGCAGCTGGGCGTAATGACGTCTTTGTAGTAATTGACCCAATTGCTGACACAGTAGCTAACCAGCTTACTCGCTCCGCTGCATACACGGCTAGCTCTTTTGGTGCTGTCTACTACCCACAAATCGTAATCGCTGACCCGACAACAACTTCTCCAGGAGTTACTCGTACCATCAACCCTGGTGGAGCAATCGTTGCTCAGTATCTTGTTACCGATAAGGTAGTTGGACCTTTCAAGGCCCCAGCAGGTATCAAGACTCGTATTGGTGGGGCTATTTCAGTAGCACCTATCACCAATGCTAACTTGGATTTGATGAACAGCGCTATTGCACCTGTTAACGCAATCCGTTACATCTCAGGCTCTGGCATTGTAATCATGGGTGCACGTACCCTGCAGCAGACCTATGACTCACGCTATGTGCCTGTTCGTCGTTCTCTTATTTATTTGGAGAAGAGTCTAAACAATCTTACACAGTTTGCAGTATTTGAGCCAAACGACGCCCGTCTATGGCGCCAGCTGCAAGCTACTGTTGGAAACTTCCTCACAGACTACTGGCGTCAGGGAGGCCTTCGTGGTACATCAACCACTCAGGCGTTCTACATCATCTGCGACAGCTCCAACAACACCCCAACAACAATTGCCAACGGAGAAGTTCATATCGACGTTGGTGTTGCGTTGCAACGTCCAGCAGAGTTCGTCGTCATTCGCATCGCCCAATTTGACGGCGGCGTAACAGTCACCACAGCATAAGGAGATAGAAAAAAATGGCAAACTCATTAAACGATGTTTCGCGGTGGGGCTCTTACCAAACTGACCCATTACGTAACTTTCGATTCCAAGTTGACTTCTTGAACCCTTCAAGCGGAAACACGTACTTTAACCCAGCTACGATTTCTGGCTCAACAGGATTCAGTGGAGGATTTACCAGCGTGTCTGGTCTTTCCATCAACACACAGCCTATCCAATACCGTGAAGGTGGATACAACACAACTATGCACAACATTCCTGGAATGACATCGTTCCAGCCAATCGTGTTGAGCCGTGGAGTTGTGTATGGACAGGACCAAGCCATTACATGGATGCGTGCACTTTTTGCAGCCTCATCTGGTGATGGAGTAGCAATTGGTGCAGGCAAGAACGACTATCGTCTTGACCTAAACATCTGGGTTAACGACCATCCATCAACCACATCTGCTCCAGTAGCAGGAACCACGGGCTCAAACACACCCCGTATGTTGTTCCGTGTTCACAACGCATGGATTACATCTCTAAATTACAGCGACCTCAGCGGTAATGACAACAACATCTTGTTCGAAGGCATTAGCCTTGTACATGAAGGTTTGTCGGTTGAGTTTGTTAATTCAGATGGAACACCATACACAGGTTCAACAGGAATAGCCCCAGGTAGCTACGTCAGCTAATAACTAACAAGGAGAACAATTCGTGACACAGATTACCGATGCAGCCACAATCAATAAACTAGCTGAACAGATATCACTTACGTCTGCAGAGCCTCAGGTAGAGATTACTACCGAGGCTCCTGCGGACACCAAGGTTTATCTGCCAGGTGGGTTTATTAGAAATGATGGCACCGTAGTTAAGACCGTAGAAGTACGAGAACTAAACGGCATGGATGAAGAAGCTATTGCTAAGGCGGGTTCAACCTCCAAAGCACTTCTAACGATTCTTAGCCGAGGACTTGTTGATATTGACGGCGAGCGCCCTACAAAGGATGACCTTGACCGTCTTTTATCAGGAGACAGGGACGCAATCATGTTGGGCATTAGAAAGGCAACATTTGGCAACGAAGCTGAGTTAGAGCTTTTCTGCATAACATGCGAGGGCATGAAGAAGTTTAAGGTCAACCTGACCAAGGACGTCAAAGTTAATAGCTTAGACAACCCTATAGAAGACAGAACTTGGACAACCAAGATTCGCAAAGGCGAAGTAGTCCTAGCTCTTCCTACAGGCATTACCCAGCGTAAAGTCATGGAAGCTAACGACAAGACTACAGCTGAGCTGAACACCTTGATTCTTTCAGGTTGTGTCTTATCAGTAAACGGACAACCTACACGACCTAACACTGTACTAGAACTTGGCATAGCAGACCGCGACGCTCTTATCTTAGAGATTATGGACCGTAATCCAGGACCACGCCTCATGGAGGTGACAAAGGCCTGCGAGGCATGTGGAACAGAAGTTCAGATTCCACTCAGCCTGGCTGCTTTGTTTCGACTATAAGGAAATAGATTACGAAGCATTGTTAGACCAGTACGAATGGTTAACAAGAACATTTCCTGGATGGACGCTCAGCGACATTCGAGAGATGTCGTTTAGAGAACGCAGGAACTGGATAAGCCGTTCCAATAGATACAGAGGACAGTGATGGCAGCAGCGGATAACACCCTGAATGTTTGGAAAGAGCTCGACACTCTTGCCAAGTCTATTCGGGGTACTTTCGAAGGCATCGCCCAAATTCAAGGGCAGATGTCTAGTGCCGTTGGCTCTGCAACTGGAACTAACGGTGCTTCTGTAGCAAAACCGACATTCCCAACCAGTGCGGCTCAAGTAGCTAAAACTATTGGTACGGGTATCTTTGATGTTGGAGCAACCCTACCTGCTGTGGCTGCGGCGGCTCTTGGAAGCCCACAACAAATTGCGGCTTATCAGCTCAGTACATCGCGTACTGGATTTTTAGCAAATCAATCTTACTCAACAACAGCGGCTCAACAGCTAAGCTTGTCTAAAAGTGGAACGGCAACTAGCTCAACCGACGCCCTGCAAGCTCAAGCAGCTTTACAAGCTGGTGGTATTTACAACATCAATACTTTTGGAAAAGGCGTAGCCGCTCTTTCAAACTATGCTCCTGGTCTTGGCTTAGCAGGTACAGCTGCAGCTACCGCATCACTAGACCAAGCACAAACCGTCAATAAGCTTAACGCTATTGGCATACAAGTTCGCGGTGCCAATGGCTTAGCTAGAGACCCCAACACCATCATCAATGAGTTTGTTGATAAGATTTTTGCTACAACCCCACAGCTTCATGGAAGTAGCACTGAGGCCTACGCTTACATCATTGGTAGTCTACAATCAGGTAATCAGCTCAATATGATTTTGACTACATACCTGTCAGACCCTAACCTCATTAATCTTGTTATTACAAAACTTATTGCTAAGGCAAAGGGACTGCCTGACAACGCTACTAAAGGTCAGCTTACTGCGGCGGGTATCACTACTAAAACAGCATCTGCAATAAGCAACTACAATGCTGCTCAACTTAATTTGATGCAGTCAACAACTTCAGGAATTTTGCAGGGCACCGATACAGCTTTATCTCAGTTGACTACAGCAACCAATGACTTTGCTGGAGCTGCTAAAAATCTTAATGGTCTTCTTAAAGCCTACGGGTACAGCAGCACAATTCTTGGCGGATTTAACGGAGCAGTTGCTTTGCTTGCAAGCTCTATTGCTGGCAATCTTATTGGTCCTCTTATTGGTCTACTTGCGGGCTCGGGTTTGGGCGCTGGAGGAGCGGGGGGCGTCTTATCTGGTGCCCTTAAAGGATTAGGTACTGGCGTCGGTGTTATAGGCGGTATTGCAACAACAGCAGCTGGCGCAATCTCTGGCTACTCTTC